CCCAACCTCCTCTGCGTCGACAACATGCTGTATGGCGACATAACGCTGATGGTCGACGCGCAGCGCAAGGCGTACGGCGTCGCGTTGCCACTGCACGACGGCACGGCGACGCTGGCATCAGAGCACTTCGACGTGACGCTGTGCATCAGCACCATCGAGCACGCCGAGGACCACGACGCGGCCTTCGACGAGCTGGTCCGCATCACGAAGCCAGGCGGATTGATCATGCTCACGTCGGACTACTTCCGTGACCTGACCCAGTGGCAGAACTCGCCGAGCCGGCACCTCCAGGCGACGCCGTACACGCAGAAGTTCGTCGAGAGCCTGCCGGGCTGCTGGCCCGTGAGCTTCGTCGGCGAGACGGACCTCGAGTACCGCGGCGACTTCGTGCACAACTATTCGTTCTGTAACGTCTGCCTGAGGAAGTCATGCTGATCACGGAACGACATTGCCGCGTCTGCCAACGGTCGCTGGTGACGGCCGTCGACCTCGGCACGCTGGCGCTGTCCGGATTCCCGCGGCAGCTTGACGAGCCCGTCGTGGCGGCGCCGCTCGACCTGTGTCGCTGCCCGGCGTGCGGCCTTGTCCAGTTGCGGCACTCGGTGACGCCCGACGCGCTCTTCAAGCAGTACTGGTACAAGAGCGGCATCAACGAGACGATGCAGGCCGAGCTGGTCAACGTGGTCGCGGACGGCGTGGCGCACCTTGGGCAGCTGGAAGACGGGGACATCGTCGTCGACGTCGGGGCGAACGATGGCACGCTGCTGGAAGCCTATGACAGTTACGGGCGCATTACGCGCCTCGCCTACGAGCCGGCGGAGAACCTGCAAGAACCGCTCAGTGCGCACAGCGACGCGCAGTACATGGAATACTTCCCCGGCGAGCATCTGCCCGAACGTGGAAGCGTTAGCCTATTGACCTCGATCGCGTGCTTCTATGCCGTCGACGACCCGATGGCGTTCGTGAGTGCCGTCAATGACGCCCTTACCTCGCATGGCATCTGGATTGTACAGTTTCAAGACCTTCATCAGATGCTGGTGGCAACTGCATTCGATGACATTTGCCATGAGCATCTATTCTATCCGAGCTTGGCTGCGATTGCTCGGATGGTAGCTCCGTTCGACCTGGCGATCATCGACGCTGAGCTGAGGTCAATCAACGGTGGCAGCCTGCGGCTGACGATTGGCCGTCGGTGGCGCCCGGTGTCGTCACGTGTCTGGGCCTTGTCGGTGGCCGAATACGGCTGTGAGCAGCCGGCGACACTGCGCGTCTTTGCCGATAAAGTCGACCTGACACGACTGACGATTCAGGAGATGGTCAAGCAGTCGGGTGTCATCGACCTCTACGGCGCGTCGACGAAAGGCAATACGCTGCTGCAGGTCTGCGGCCTTGGCCCAGGCCAGATCCGGCAGGCGTGGGAGCGCTCTCCGGAGAAGTGGGGCCGACACACGATCACCGGCATCCCCATCGTCAGCGAGGCCGACGGACGAGCGGATCCTCCGGCGATGCTGTTCGTCGGCATCTGGCAGTTCCGCGAGGCGATCATTCAGCGTGAAGCCGAGTACCTGGCGCGCGGCGGCCGACTGTTGTTTCCACTCCCGCAGGTCGAGGTGATTGATGGCGTTCGAGAGCATCTCGGTGCTCGTTCCGACACGGCAGCGATTGGATAGGCTCCAGGTGATGCTTGAATCGTTTGAGCGCACGACGAGCGGGCAGGCTCACCTCGTGTTTCGCACGGACATCGACGACGTGCCGACGAACGACCTGTTGGCAGGCCACCCGAAGTTCGTCGCGCAGCGGCTTGGCTATGCCAACTTGCCGACGATGTACAACGAGCTATACGCCAGGTCATCAGGTGACTTGTTGATGTGCGGCAACGACGACATGGTGTTTCATACGTTCGGGTGGGATCACCACATCCTGGAGGCGGCGAACCAGTACCCGGACGGCGTGTTCGACTTCGGCGTCCACACGCACAACGAGGCGAACTTCCCGTTTGCAACGGTCTCTCGGATGGCATGCGACCGGCTGGGGTTCTTCTTCGACCCGCGCACCTTCTGGGGCGACATCTTCTGGCGCGACGTTACGTCGCACTTCGGACGCGCCATCATGCTGCCGCACGTGCACATCGATCACGACTGGGTAGGATTCAACCCGGATCAGATCTTTCTCGACGGGGAAGGCGCGCGACGTTCGAATCACATGCAATACCACGGACAGGCCGTGGCGGAAGCCGTCAACAAGTTGAGGAGCGCAGCATGAAGCCCATGCACGTGTGCATTCCGGTCCTGAAGCGGTACGACCTCCTTCACAACCTCTTGGAGTCGTTGCGTGCCAGTACCGTCGAACCGGCAGGCGCCTACGTCATCGACAACGGGCGCAACGCGGTCCGCGTCAACGCAGCGGTCAGCGACTGTCAGTTCCCGGTCATCGTGTGGACGCCCGAAGAGCCGATGGGCATCGCCGAGAGCTGGAACTGGTTCCTCGACCACGTGCCCGAGGAGCGCATCATCACGAACGACGACGTGGTCTTCGGGCCACAGACGCTGGCGAAGTTTGCCGCGACGGAGAAGGACATTGTGTGGGCGGCCGAGGCGGGCTTCTCGTGCTTCATCATTCGCGACAGCTGCGTAAAGAAGATTGGGCTATTCGATGAGTCGATCTCACCGGGGTATGGCTATTGGGAAGATGAAGATTACGCCATGCGCCTTAACCGCAAAGGCAAGGGACCAGAGTTTGCGTCGTGTGGTGACGTCGTTTGTGGGGTGGAACATTTGCATAGTAAGACGCTTGAAGTGGCAACGCCGGTGGAGATGGAGGAGCATCACCGTCGGTTCTGGATCGCGCAGCACAACTACATCGAGAAGTGGGGGCTGCAAAGGGAGTACGCGAAAGGACTCGTAGAAGGGATGGTCAAGTGACTTTACAAGTAGCTCGCATGCTCGCCGAATCACTTGCCATGCAACTAGCGACATGCCCTCAGCAGTTGTGCGATGATGCCTTTCGAGAAGGCATGCATCCCCGACTGGTGGCGGGCCTGCGTGCGGCGCGAAATGCATTCACGGAATACGTTGGGGAAAATGATGCAGAGGAGCTCATGAAATCAATTCACGAAGAAGTGGCAGCGGGGTTGAAGGAGTTATGATCACGTTCCTCGTTCCGACGATCGGCCGCAAGTCGTTGATCGATACGCTGCGCTCCATCGAGACGCTGCCAGGCGACGAGATCCTCGTCGTCGGCGGCAGCAACCCGGTCTGCTCCGACCCGCGCGTGCGCTGCATCCCCTGCAAGCCAGGAGGCGACTGGGGACACACCGAACGCAACTACGCGACGCCGATGGCGAAGGGCCAGTACATCGCGCACATCGACGATGACGACATCTATGCGCCGGGGCACCGCGCGCTGATGCAAGACGCTATCCAACGGGCGCCAGGTCAGCCGGTGCTGTTCCGGATGCAGTATCCAAGTGGGGCAACATTGTGGCAAGAAAAAGTCCTTCGGTGTGGGAATGTTGGGACGCCGATGTTCTTGATCCCGAACCAACCCGAGAAGCTTGGAACGTGGAGATCGTTCGTCGGAGGTGACTTCGTCTTCCTTGAAGAGTCGAAGTGGGCGCCGGAGGAGTTCGTGTGGCGCGAAGAAGTCGTCGCGCTGCTGGGGCATAACGTATGATCATCGGCTTCAATGAACCAGCGCCGATCGGTACCATCACGCGCATCGACATCATCAAGGGTGAGGAGTACTACACAGATGTGCCTGTCATGGTCATGCGAGCAGCGACTGCTGAAGAGTGGCTCGCCGATGCAGTGGACCGCTATGGCGAGAAGGAGGGGAGAGCTATCCTAGCAGAACGACTGGCTCAGTTTCCGAATGCCGTGTTTTACGACGTGAGCATTGATTAGCGTGGGGCTAATGACTATGAAAAATCTCCTCTGGATCGGCGACGCAGGCGTTCCCAGCGGGTTCGCGCTCGCGACGCACAAGACCCTCGACGTACTGAGGGAGCACTACAACGTGACGGTGCTGGGCATCAACTACCGTGGCGACCCGCACACGTATCCCTATCCCATCTACGCGGCGGCGACCGAGGGCGATTCGGTCGGCTACGGGCGGATCATTTGGATGTGTGACGTCGTGAAGCCAGACGTCATCGTGCTGCAGAACGACCCCTGGCTGATTCCGGGGTATCTGCAGCGACTGCGTCAGTTCCCCGAGTTCCGCAACATCCCGGTCGTCGCGTCGATTCCGGTCGACGGCAAGAACCAGAACGGCACGCAGCACCTCAACGGCCTCGCGATGGCCATCTTCTGGACCGACTTCGGGCTGAAGGAGGCGCGGCGAGGCGGCTACACGGGACCGGCGGTGGTCATCCCGCTCGGCGTGGACCTCGACACCTACTACCCGGTCGACAAGCGCGAGGCGCGGCTGGCGCGCAAGCTCGACTTCGTGGTCGACAAGTTCATCGTCGGCAACGTCAACCGCAACCAGCCGCGCAAGCGGTGGGACCTGACGATCAAGTACTTCGCCGAGTGGACGAAGGCCGAGAAGATCTTCGACGCGCACCTCTACCTCCACACGGCGCCGACGGGCGACGTTGGCTGTGACGTCAAGCAGCTGATGAAATACTATGGCGTCTACGACCGCCTGATCCACCGGGAACCGGCCATCTGGTATGGCGACGAAGACACCATGATGGCCGTAACCTACAACTGCTTTGACGTTCAGGTCTCGACGACGCAGGGCGAGGGCTTCGGCCTGACAACGTTCGAGGGGATGGCCTGCGCCGTGCCGCAGATCGTGCCTGACTGGGCGGCACTCGGCGAGCTGACGCCCGGCGCGGCGGCCCTTGTCCCGTGCCTGTCGACGGCCATCGGCTGGCCGTATCTGAACGTCATCGGCGGTATCCCGGACCAGGAACTGTTCACGCGGCAGCTCAGCCAGATGTACCACGACAAGGAGTACCGTGCCGAGGTCGGCCGTCGCGGCTTCCACCGGGCCAACGAGGACCGGTTCCGGTGGTCCAATATCGGCCGTCGGTGGCTGGACGTGCTGGCGGGTGTCGAGCAGAAGCACAACGAGATCACGTGGCAGGACCTCGGGCGACCCGAGGAGGTGACAACGTGAAGGGCACCGCCGAGATGCTGGCCAAACTCAAGAAGGTCACGGCGATCTTCCCCGAGCGCGTCGGCGCGTCCCTGTACAAGCGCGGGCAGATCATCATGACGGCGAGCAAGCGGCTGTGCCCCGTGGCGCCGGACGGTGGCACGCTGCGTGCGTCGGGGATGGTCCATCCGCCAGAACGGGTGCGGAATACCATCTCGGTGACGCTCTCCTACGGGGGCGCGGCCGAAGCGTATGCCATTGCCGTGCACGAGCACCTTTCGGAGCACTCGCCGCCGTCGTGGCGGAACCATCCGAACGACATTCACTGGAACGTGCCTGGCACCGGGCCGAAGTTCCTGGAACGTCCGATCAACGAGGCGCAGTCGACGCTGGCGCACGACGTCGCGTCCGACATCCACTTGGAAGGGTTGAGGCTCTGATGGCACAAATCATGGGTACGCTGAACCTCTACAATGCGCTCAAGGCCGAAGGCTTCGAGTTGCCCAAGAACTGCGGCGACGTCCAATTGGAAATGCCTGTCGATGGCGTATTTGTGATGGTCTATCGCGTGATGCTAGATCAGGAAGACTTGATGAAACTTGGGCGGGCGTTGGCGCGCATGGGTGAAAAGGTCTGATGCCATTCCTTGACGACATCGCGGCGCGGCTCGTCGCCGCTGGCGTCGGTACGAAGGGTTCGAACATCTTCCTCGGGTCCAATGCCGTCATCCCAGACGGTGCCGGTCCGTTCCTGACGGTCACCGAGACCGGTGGCATGGCGCCGACGCGCATCCAGAACAAGGCGAGCGCCGCGACGCAGCGGCCGACGGCGCAGGTCGCCGTGCGCGCGGCGACGTATCCGCCCGCCCGCACGATGGCGACGGCGGCGTACGCGGCACTCGACGGCATCTACAATACGACACTAGGCAGTACATTCTATCAGGTCGTGCGAGCACGGCAAGAACCGACAGACATCGGGTTAGACGGCGTGGGGCGCCCTGTTATCGTGTTCAATATCGAAGCGGAAAAGGAGCCATCGTGACTGCCTAGCAGATCAAGCACAATGTCGTGCTTCGGCTCCCTCTTATACAGGAGTGTGACCCATGAGAAGCGTCAGTAAGTTCTTGTTCC